GGTTCTCAAATAGCTTTAGTAGGTAGAATACAAACAAGAACCTATGAAGATAATGGTACAAAGAAATATATAACTGAAGTAGTTGCTGAAGAAGTATATTTTGCAGATAGTAAGAAAGATGTTATTGAAGATAACGGCGAGCCAACTGATATAACAAATGATGTATATGGGGATACAATGGTAGCAAGTGGCGATGATTTGCCGTTTTGAGGAGGATAGATGGAAGATTACAAAAAATTAGAAGAATTAAATGTACTATTATCAAAAGCATTAGAAAACTATAAAAAACGTGGTAGAGAATATGCAGATGCCTACAAGAATTATCGTGTAGCAGTAGCAAAAGAACTATTAAGATTAAGAGCAGAAGAAATGCCAGTAACTATTGCTTATGATATAGCAAGGGGAAATGAAGAAGTAGCAGAATTAAAAAGACAAGAAATTATAGCAGAAAGTCTTTATAAGAGTTGTCAAGAAGCTATAAATACTTACAAATTGCAGATTAAGATATTGAACGCACAAATTCAAACGGAGTTTAACAATGGAAAAGAGATATAGCATTTTAAATAATCTAGATAGGTGTTATTTTTGCAAAAAGCCTAGACAAGCCATTCACGAGGTATACTTTGGAACGGCGAACAGAAAAATATCAATACAAAATGGTTTTTGTGTAGGCTTATGCAATGCTCATCATAATATGAGTAATGATAGTGTTCACTTTAATAAATCAAAAGACCTTGAATTGAAACAACTCTATCAGAAAGAATATGAAAAAACACATACTAGAGAAGATTTTATTAAGTTAATAGGAAAGAGTTATTTATAGGAGGTAAAATGAAAGATTTAAGAGAAACTTATATTCATATCAAGGTAAGTGAAAAAGAAAAAGAAAAACTAAAACAAAATGCTGAAAGTTTAGGTATGACTATAAGTCAATTTATAAGAACAAAATGTATTTACAAGGGGAGAAAATAATGAAAATATTAGAATTATTTGGTGGAATAGGTGCTTGTACTCAAGTATTAAAAAGATTAGGAATACCATTTGAGGTAGCAGATTATGTTGAAATAGATAAATATGCAGTAAAAAGTTATAATGCAATAAATGGAACTAATTTTGAACCACAAGATATAACAAAGTGGGATAAGGATATAGATGTAGACCTTATAATGCACGGAAGTCCTTGCCAAGACTTCTCTATTGCAGGAAAACAAGCTGGTGGAGATGAAGATAGTGGTACTAGGTCAAGTCTTATGTATGAAACTATTCGAATAGTTGAGAGCCTACATCCTAAATATGTTGTATGGGAGAATGTTAAAAACCTATTAAGTAAAAAACATAGACACAATTTTGATGCTTATTTAGAAGAATTAAATCAATTAGGTTACAATAACTATTATCAAGTTTTAAATGCTAAAGACTATGGAATACCACAAAATAGGAAACGTGTTTATACAATTTCAATTAGGAAAGATATAGATAATGGAACATTTACATTTCCAGAAAAAGAAGAATTAAAACTACGTTTAAAAGATATGTTGGAAGATGAAGTTGATGAAAAATATTATTTAAGTGATAGTATGATAAAATACATTAGTCAAACAGGAACAGCAAATTTTAAAAATCACGATAGTAGAATAAATTTGGACATAGCAAGACTATTAACAACAGACCAAAATAAAAGAGCAGGTACTACTAATTATTTAAGCGAAGATTTGTCATCTAATTATAATTTGATGGATATGTTTAATAATAAAGTTGAAGAGATAGCCTTTATAGAAAAAGGAACAGGACAACATCAAAGTAACACAAGCCTAAACGCTAGTATGTTACTAATAAAAAGTGGTGCTTATGCAAGAAATTTTGGAAGTAGGGGTAAAATTCAAAATAAAGATTATTCTGATACATTAGTTGCTTCAATGGGAACTGGTGGTGGTAATGTTCCGTTAGTTCCACAAGTAATAGGTGGCATTGGAGAAAAGAAAAGCAACGGAGGTACGCAATGGTATCAACAAGATAGAATATATGATAATAATGTAGGGTTATCAGTATCAACAACGGCAATACCATACTACCCAGATAATCAGTTAAGAATTAGAAAGCTAACACCAAAAGAATGTTGGCGACTAATGGGTTTTTCAGATGAGTGTTTTGAAAAAGCACAAAAAGTAAATTCAAATGCACAACTATACAAACAAGCTGGAAATAGTATAGTAGTAGATGTATTATATAAAATATTTAAAAACCTATTTAATATGGGTTAATTTAAAACAAAAACAAGTCAATTTAAGGTTTTCATATTAAGAATAACAATTATATGTTTTGATATTTGAAAGCCTTAAAATTGATTTTAGAACTTTTTGAAAAATTTTATAAAAATCTATTGATTTACTTATTTTTTTAATATATTATGTACATAATTACAATAGAAAGGAGATTAAAGTTGGATATTCACATTACAAATGTTGATAAGGAAACAAAATATAAAGCTATGTATGCTTGTAAATGCAAAGGAACTGATTTATCAACAGAAGTACGCAAAATGGTAGAACAAATTGCAAAAGATTTTGATAAAGAAATGAAAGGAGAATAAAGTGGCACAAAAAAGAATGTTTGACAAAAGAGTAGTAGATAGTGACAAGTTTGCAGATTTACCTAACTCAAGCAAAGCACTCTACTTTATGGCAGGAATGCAAGCAGATGACAGAGGCTTTTTTCAACCTAGAAAACTACAAAGGGAATTTGGTTTTAGTGATGATGATTTTAAAATATTGATAGCTAAAAGTTATTTTATATTATTTGAAAGTGGAGTTATGGTTGTAACCGACTGGAATAAAAATAATTGGTTAGATAATAGAAGAATTACTGAAACAGAATACGTAGAAGAATTGAAATTGTTGAAGTTAGTAAACTCTAAATATGAGTTAGAAAACAACTGCTTAGCAAATGCTAAGCCAATGCTTAGCCAGAATAGTATAGAAGAGAATAGTATAGAAGAGAATAGTATAGATATACCCGCTTCTGAAGAAGCAGTACACACACCTAAAGAAAAAAAACATAAATATGGAGAATATCAACACGTTCTTTTATCTGATAAAGAATTAGAAAAATTAAAAAATGATTATTCTAACTATGAAGATTTAATTAAGGAATTAGATGAACAAATTGAATTACACGGTTACAAATATAAGAGCCATTATTTAGCTATTAAGAAATGGGTAGTAGATGCAGTTAAAAGAAAAGAAACGCAAGGTTATAGCAAGATATCTGATTTAGATTAGGAGGTATTATGACAAAGGATGATTTTATAAAAACAATAAATGAAATAGAATATAAAAACCATAAAAAATTTAATAAAGAACAATTAGTTGAATTATGGAACAAATACAAAAGCAATGATATTTATGTATTTAAAAAGATTATGACAATACCTAAAAGAAAAAACAAATTGGAAGTAAACTTAAATTCAAGTTCGTTTTATATAAACTTACAAGATGAGAAACCATTTGATATTGTAACAGGAGAATTATTATGAAATATAAGTTAATAGATAATGAATTTTTTATAGCTGATAGAGTAGTATTAACATATAACGAACAAAAAGTACTTAATATGTTTTTAACTATTAAAGACATAACAATGGAAGATTTATGTAAGGCAACTAGATTAAATTCTTTATTTACGCAACAAGTTATAAATAGCCTTAATAAAAAACTTAATTTTTACTTTAGAATAGATAGATATACACCAAAAGGAACATTTGAAATATACTATAAGATAAAAAGGAGAAGATAATATGGACTTAGATGACCAAGAACTATTTTATACATTGATTTTAAACAAGAAGCTAAAAGAGAAAGATTTAAAAAGATTACGTGAAGAATATGCAAAGATAATTCAAAAAGACAGAGAAGAAATAAGAGATATGTTAGGCAGAATAAATAAAATCGATAAGGAGTTAGGAGATATAGAAAGATGACCGAAGAAGAAAAAAACAATTTAGTAGAAAAAGAAATAATAAAAAGAATAGATTGTATTTTAGATAAAGCAAACTATTTAGATTTTGAAGGAAAAAAAGAATATGTTTCATTTAAAAGAGAATATCTACAAGATTTATTTGATTTATGTAAAAAACAACAAAAAGAAATAGAAATATATGAGGAAACCGAAAACGATTACGAACACGAAATAAAAAGATATGAAGAAGCAATAGAACAATTAAAAAAAACAATTAAGGCTGAAAAAATAACAAAATTAGAAAAAGAAATAGAAGCATTAAAAATAATACACGAAACATATAAAGAAGAAATAAAAAGCATAGAAGATAGATATATTAGCAAAGACGAAGTATTAAAAGCACTAGGTTATGAAGAGAATGACGAAGAATACGACAGACTTAAACAAGACGACGAAAAGTTATTAGCCATACTAGATACACTGTATAGTGAGGTTTGCAGACTAGAAGACATAGAAGACCAAAAAGTAGAGGTTGCAGTTGCCTTTATAGAAGAAAAAAGAGATAAGTATTGGCAAGATAAAATAAACAATAAAATAAAAGAATTAGACAGTATAAAACACGCAGAAAGTATAGAAAGAGTAGAAGAAGATATTGAATTATTAAAAGGATTATTAGAGGAGCAATTATGAAAGAAATAAACGTATTAGGAACAATTTACACAATAGAAATTAAAGATGTATATGAAGACAAAAGGCTAGAAAAAGTAGAAGCATACACTGATATGTATCAAAAGAAAATAGTTATAACTAATTTACAAACAAGAGAGTGCTTTGCAGATGATAGTTTAGACAAAATAAAAGTTATAACTAATAAATTGGTAAGACACGAAATAATACACGCATTCTTATTTGAGAGTGGACTAGATTGCAATAGTGAAGAAAGTTGCAGTTGGGCAGAAAACGAAGAAATGGTAGACTGGTTTGCAATACAAAGCCCTAAAATTATGAGAGTGTTTAAAGAATTAAATATATTAAGTATAGAGGAGTAGATATGGAAATTAAAGTAGGAGAGTATGTAAGAACACCACTAGGAATTGCCAAATATTTAGGAGAATGTGATGATATGCCAGGTTTTTATAAATTTGACAAATTAGATGAAGAATTATGGTTTGATGATATAGCAGATATAATTTATGAAAACCAATTAGATAAAATTGTTGTAAAACATAGTCCTAACATAATGGACTTAATTGAAGTAGGCGATGTTATTAAGTACAAAGAATTACGTGATTGGTCTATGTATGGAACAAAAGCAAACGAAACATATATTCTAAATTTGAAGAGCCAAAAAGAAGTTGATAAATTTAAAAAATGTGTGGAAGATAAATACATTGAATTTGTAAGCATAGTTACAAAGGAGAAATTTGCAGAAATGGAGTATAAGTTATGATATATAAGTTAGAAGAAAAAATAGACTACCTTGTAACAAACGGAAACGAAGTAGAAAAGGTAATGAGGCAGCCTAATAATAATGAAATAATTGAAAAGATAAATGAAATTATTGATTATGTGAATAGAAATGTTAGAGATAGTTATGATTATTAACAATAAGGAGGAATAATGGAAGACCAGGAAATAATAGATAAAATAAACAAAGCAAGTAATGGAGACTGGAAAAGAGAAAATTTTATAAAGAATTGTGTAGGCTATGTAATAGACAATTTTGATGAGATAGAACCTATTATTAAAAAGCATTGGCTAGACAAAGAAAAGAAAAAAATAGAAGTTAAAATTGATGGAATACCTACACAAGATTATGGAACATCTAATTCGCAAACTTGTTATAATAAAAGTTATACAGATAAGGAGAGATAATATGGTAGTTATAACAATAAGTGAAATAATTGGAATTGGTGTATTAGCTTTATTATTCTTATTAGTTATTATACTTTTTATCTATGCAATTATTGATAGTTGGATTGATAAACATTTTAGAAAAAATTGTTATAAATGTAAATATTGGAAACTAGATAGAGTAGCAGGAGCAGGCGGAATTTGTTGGTATAGATGTGCAAAAAAATGTTTAAAAGAAAATGAAATAGAACGAGAAATGAATGATAGAGAATATTATGTAAAATGCAATAAATTTGAGGAGGAAAAATAGATGAACGAAAAGAGATTAGGAATATATTTTATTTTATTAACATTATGTTTAACTATATTAACTTGTTCGATTATATTTGTAGCACTTAGAATAAGTGATTTAAAGAACGAGCTAAAAGAGTTAAGACTTACATCAGAAGAAATTGAAATTATAGAGGAGTAAATTATGAGTAAAAAAATAACAATAGATAATGAAATTACTTTTTTAGAAATGCTATCTGAAGTAGTAAAAGTGACTAGAATAAATAATGAAAAAGAATACACAGATTTTTTTAATAAACAACCTGCGAAATATGTTGATATAAATATTTCAATAACAAAACCTATGTATCATATTTTTGATGATTTAATTAAAGATTTACGTAGTAAAAAGAATGCTTTATTATATCTTAAAACAATGGAAGAAACTGAAGATACTTACGAATTAGAAAAAATTTTAAAAGGAGAATAAGCTATGTTTTTTAAAAAATCAAAACAAATTAAAGAATTGAAAAGAGCATTAGAACTATCAAGAGCAGAGTTAAATTGTAAATATGGGAAATATGCTTCTGAAACAATGTATATGGATAAATATCGTGATTTAAAAATAGAATTAGAAACATTAAAATTTAAACTTAATCAAAAAGAAGATTTAGGAGAAGTAATTAGTAAAATTAGAGAGGTTTATCTTACTAATTTTGATAAAGACTTACATAAACAATATATAGAATTAGTAAAATTATATAATAGAATAGGAGAATAAATGAAAAAGATAATATTAAAACTAATTGATGTCCGTAAGCCTAGTGAAGTATATTTAATGGAAGTACCAAGATTTTTAAGAAAACACTTTTTTAAGAAACTAGCTAAGAATGGATATTTAGTTAGAGATATGTCTGATATAGAAATAGACAAGTTTGCTGAATTAAAAATTGATGAAGAAGAAAACCATATTCCATTTATTTATTAGGAGGTACAAATGAATAGATTTGATTTGTATAACTATAGAAACAACGAAAAGTATATAAAAGCTCAAATTAGAGTTTACAAATATAAAAGAAAAAGAATAGAAGATTTAAAAAAACCAGATAATAATAAAATTGAGAAGATTTTAAAAATGTACGATAATTTATTAGATAACCTATTAGAACAGCAAAAGAACCAAGATAAGATATTAGAAAAATTACAACTTATAAAAAACACTACTCATAGAAATATATTATTTATGTATTACATAGATGGTATGCGTTTAAGAGATATTTCTTTAGAGTTAGATTATGATTATAATTATATTAAAAAGCAAAAAATGTCTGCATTAGATGAATTTGACAAATTAAATTGTACTTAGCTCTTGATTTTTATATTTCAGTTTTATAAAATAAAAGAAAAACGGAGTTGCGTATGGATAAAAATTTCACGATTATAGTATGCTCTCAATGTAAAAACAAAAGTAAAAATTGTAGAAGAATTAGAAGAAGAACTAACAAGGATGGTTGCACTCATATTAAATGTGCTAACTATCAAAGAAAAGATGCAAAAAAGACAGGAGAACCTAGAATAGACCAAATATTTACATATAGATTTTTGCGTTCAGTTAGAAATGAAAATCAGATTAACAATGATAATTGACTTTTTAATTTATATGTTGTATAATTAGAGTACATTTTTATAGTAAAATATTAGTAAAGCGTAAAAAGAGTAGCAGTATTTAGAATTAACTAGACTTGCTACTCTTTTTTTACAAAAAACAATAGAATTTAAAATTGTTCTTGTGTTAATGGATGATTATATTTTACTAAAGTTATTCTTATTTGTCAACTATATTTTTAAAACTTGTCCTGGATAAATTAAATTAGGGTTCTTAATTCCGTTTTTCTTAACTAAACTGTCAACTGTTGTTCCAAATCTTTTAGCTATACCTGATAAAGTATCTCCACTTTGTACTGTATATGTTTGCTCTCCGTTAATTGCATTTTGCACTTCATCATATCTCGAGCCTAATACAACTTTTCTTACTTCTCCATTTCCATATTTCCCTGCATAAACTTCTTGAACTAATGTGTCTGTACTTGCAGAATAGATGTGGTTTATAAAGTTTTGTACCTCATCGTATCTATCACCTAAAGCTTCTTTTCTTGCTTGTCCATCTCCAAATTCGCCTTTCATAGTCCTATAAACTAAATCTAGTGTTGAACCTTGTGGCTCTGGTTTAGGTGGTTCTGGCGTAGGTGTTGGTACATCATCGTACATTATATCTGCATCACCTTTTCTGTTTAAGCCTGGTGTTTCAACTCTACTTGAATATTGCCATAAATTGTATTGTCCTTTGTATAAGTCCTCGTTTCCTTGTGGTACATTGCCATCATTATTGCCATAAGATGCAACCCATAAAGAATATTGGCTTAATTGGTCTTTGTATAACTTGTTGTCAAATACTGATTTACTTGCATATACACCTGCTTTGTAGCCATTTCTTTCTACTTCTTCACAAAATTCCTTAATAATATCTGTTAGTTTTTGTCTACCTACATTGATAACTGAAGCATCTTCAATATCATAGTAAATAGGTAAGTCTAATCTTCTGCCATCTAAATATTTGATGCAGTTGTAGGCTTCACTCTTGCCCTCGCCATAATCATTAGCATAAGCATAATAATATGCACCTACTAATGTTTTACCATATAATTGGTTGTAGTGTCTATCAAGTAAGCTGTCTTTTTGTTTGTCTGGCATATATGATACACCATAGCCTACTCTGATAATTGCAAAGTTGATGTTTCTTAATAGTTCTTCATAGTTGATACTATTGTCATAACACGAAATATCGCATCCTGTTTTGTTTCTCATATAAATAATTCCTTTCTAATATTTCCAGATGTAACCACCACAAGTCTTTTGCTTTCCTTGAATACAAGCTACAATATTAGAACATTTTATGTTAGTTTTTCTTGATGCTAATCTTACACTATCCCATATTTTAAGCAAAACATTATCTAGTGAATATTGTTTTACTTGTTTAATATTATGTTTTAATACATAGCAATTGTGTAATTGGTTATAACTAACAGAACACCATTCTAAATTGTTAACATTGTTATTTTGTTTATTTCCATCTTTATGATTTACTTGTGGTAAATTATTAGTATTAGGTATAAATGTTTCTGCTACTAATCTATGGACTTTTTCATATTTCCTTTTGCCATCTTTTTGTAAACATACTTGGCAATACCCATTTTTTATTATGTTTTGTTTTAATATCTTTTCTTGATTTATTGTTCCATTTCTAGGTAAACTTTTAATTCTACCTAAATTTGAAACTTGATAATAACCAACATAATTTTTTACATCTTTCCATATTTCTTTCATTATTTGTTTTCCTTGTTATAAGTATAATTTGAAATTCCTAAAATTGTGCCTAAAAATGTTGTAAATGCTACCATAATTGTTAGCACTAAATCTGCACACTCCACGTTGAAAGCTTTTAAGATAACGCCTACAAATGTTGTTAATGCTGGTAAGAAGATTATTGTTATCCATTTTAAAATATCATAAACTTTATTATTTAATTTCATAATGATACACCTCCCTAATTAAATTATAACATAACAAGTTAAGAATTTCCACAAAAAAGAAGAGTTTTTACACTCTTCTTTAAAATACATCATCAACTTATCTCAGCTACTGCGTAATGTGTATTCTTTAAATATTCTGTTGATAAAATCATTGCTTAATGCTACTAACTCGCACACATCTTCATAGCCAAAGACTTCTTTACCATCTTGGTTAGTGTGTCCGTGTTCGTATAACCACACGTGCATTAGTTCGTGCTTTAGAGTTAGCATCATTTGATAAGGGGTGTTGTACTCTACATAGATAGTTCTATCATCGTAAGCACTTCTACCTACTATGCTTTTTCTCCGCACAATTTTATCAACATTGCAAATAGTGTATTCTCTATCATTTATGATAAAGGTACATACTACTTTTCCATAAGTTGTTTAACATACATATAGTTTTCTTTTTCTTTTTGAGCAACTTTCATTAAGGTAGATTTGTCTTGTCCCTCTGCCATTTCAGCTACATCTTCAAGTTTTCTATATTGTTCTCTCATATCTTCCATTACCATTTCTAGTTCTTCGTGGTAACTGTTTCTGAAGCTGTAATCTCCACCATAGCGGTAGTTTCTTCTTCCACCTCTTCTATCATAATCTCTACGATAATCTTCTCGATAGTTTCTATAATCTCTATCATCATAACGATAATCTCTATAATCTCTATCGTTTCTGTAATCTCTGTCATCGTAGCGATAGTTTCTCTCGTTTTCTTCCATTTTGTTCTCCTTTCTAAACTAATGTTGTAAAGTAAATAAATACTTTATCAGCCTTTGCATCTTCATCTTTTATAAAATCAATAGTGTATCTAACATAATTATCTAGGTTGTCTTGAAAAATGTCCCTAAAGTCATTGTAGGCTGAATTAAGCACAACGTAAAAGTCTATATCATCTTCGTGTGTGCCAAATTGCATTTGTATATCTCTTGCATCATTCAAAGTCCATCTCTCACCATAAGGTTTCATCTTTCTTACAATTTTTTCTGCTAGTTCTTGGTTTAGTTTTCTGCCATAAGCCATTTCGTACAATTCCAATTCATAGTCTTCCTTTAAATCTTCATCGGTTACTTCGCACAAAAGTTCTTCTAGAATTTCGCTTAACTCGTGCATCTTTTCTATATCTCCGTTGTCAATTATTCTTTCTATGTATTCTCTCATTTCTTTTCTCCTTTTAGTAGCGATATTATCTGGTCATTTTGCTCTATTATCTTATCTAATAATGCATCCTGGTGCTTTAGATACTTCATAAGGTCTGTGTTATTAAAGTCCTCCACTAATATTTCGTAGCTCTTTATCTGAAGCAAGTTGGATAATATCTCTAGGTTCTTGTCAAAATTCATTATGCTAATCTTTCAATGTTAATATTAGCGTTCTTAATAATTGGAATTTGTGTGTCTGTTATGACTGGTGTACCTGCACCACTATAAGTTGTTGTTGGCACACTTCTTATTGATAGGTTTACTGTACCTTTGCAACATACTCTTACTTTTTTGTCAAAGCCTATGTTTGCCCATTCTCCTGCTGTTGCAATAGTTTCATCCATTTCAGTTCCATTTACTTGCACACCATCTGCAAATAAAGCTAAACCTACACTACCAGCAGTTGCACTTGTTACATTAGCATTAAATGTAATCTCATATACACCACCCTCTAGGATACTGAATAAAGCACTTCCCTCGTTGTGGTTCATCCAACTTTGACAATTTATTGCACTTCTTGTTCTTAAATCTACTATTGAAAATGGTAAAGATGCTGTGTTTGATGTTAATGTTATTTCGTTCTCATTCACGGCTTGTAATACTCCGTTCATATCTCTCTCCTTTCCGTAAAAAAAGAGTAGGACTTGCCTACTCTAATTTAGCAAGTTCTCGTAATCGAGTTTGTCTATCGACTTATTGCTATACTAATGTTGTTCCGTATGTTCCGCATCCACATCCGTTATTTTGGCAAGTGAATATTGGTTGGCTTCCGTATACTGGTACTGTTCCAACTGGACAATTCTTTAATTCATTATAGATGTTTGAAGTAATAGCTTGTGTTTGAGCAATTTGTGATGCTCTTAAATCAGCCATTTGTAATTCTCTTTGTAAATCAGCAATTTTACTATCTTTCTCATCTAATCTATCTCTAAAGATTTCATCAATGATTTTTTGAGTATTTTCGTTTTGATTTACTAAGATGCTTTGTCCAACTTCTCTTAATGCTTCTCTGTCTGCACAATTTTCAGCTAGTACTGTTGCTTTTAA